GTACCAGAGTGGTCTGATCTTCTTGCCAGGGAAGCGGCAGACGATGAAGGTGCTGCTGTAATGCCAGACCTGCTCAGCGCCGGCAGTCGGTGCATCCGGCACTACCGATAGATGCTGCTCAATGCGCTGGCACGCTTCGGCATACGGCCAGCCGGTGATGCGCGTGAGCAGGTCCATCCCATTGCCTCCGCCGCCAGCGCCATCCTTGCCGCCGCACTGGTTGCAGAACCAGGAGCCGGTGCCGTCCTTGTCGTCGAAGCGGTAGCGATCACTGCCGCCGCAGCAGGGACAGGGCTGGTGCTTGTCGGTGAGCTGGTCACTGGTGAGTCCGCCCAGCGCCGCCAGCAGGTCTGGCCACCTGCCGCGCGTGAGGTCTTGGATGGTCATTGCTTAAGCGCCCGCTCCAGTAGCACGCGGATCGCCGTTGCCCGCGACATGGCATCACCACGCCAGGCATCCAGTCGCCGCAACAGCTCAGGCGTCAGGCGCACGGGTGTGGGATGGGCAAGACGCATCAGCTCGCGGTGGGGGCTTGCGGACTGTAGCCGCCGCTGCTACGGTCAGCAAGCAACGCGGAGTTCAGGCAGGCATCGCCTTCAAGGCGGTTTAGAGCTTCATTCCGCAGCACCATCTCAACATGCAGCAACTTCTATTCATCGACGAGCCGCCGCCAGCGGCTTTGCCGCCTCCTGCAAACTGCAGCGGTCCGCCCATCTGGGGATGTGACTATGGCGGCGGATACTTTCACGCATGGCGCAATGGTAAATCAATTCGATTGCGTCCAGACCAATTCGCCGCGCTTGCGTTCACGCAGCCCGGTGACGTCATCATCGTTGAGAATGCTCACATGCAGCCAAGGAAGAAAAGCCTTGCGCAGGTTTACACATTCGATGAACTGACTCAGATCCAATCGCGCGCCAATGATCTTAAAGTCAGCATTCGGCTTTGGTTTCACGGATTAACGCCGAAATGGCGACGCATCCTGAAAATGGATAGCAAGTCCGACGAGGTTGACGCCGAGACTATTGCAAGGATTGCCATGCGCCGTGGCATTACTGACTTGCAGTATTTCAACCCACGCAACGATTATCCGCCGCGCATCTTGTGGGCGCATGAGCAGATTACTGACATGAATGACATCCTGAACATGGCCAGGATCGACTACATGGCAAAGACTTGCCCATGCGTTTATGACTATATCACCCGCGGTCGGCATGGGAGCCTGCATTGTGCATGGCGGCGGCATGGGGCGCTTTCAAGCATCGTGCAGGACATGAATAACTTTTTTCATAGCAAGGAGGCATTCAAGCAGGGCGTTAGCTTATGGGCGGCGCTTGTTGATTATCAAGGCAATCCACGGACTTACGAAGGCCGCCAGCCCGGCGTGAAGTTTGTGATGAACGAACTCCTGCGCATGAGGCCGAATCATTTTCGCGGCGGCGTTGCTCGCAGCAATTTGATGTATCACGGCTTCCGCAATCATGCAATCGCGCATCTTGGCATACGCAAGGATGGCACAAAGCTGCATGAGTTCAGCCCATCGCAGCACGCCAAATGGTTGGCATTCCGGCAAAGGTATCGCCGCGCCATGGTGGCCATGCTTCATTCAATGAAGGACTACATCAACTCTTAGCTAAAAGATCGCTGTTTACGTCGTCACGCATTTCTGCGTTTAGCGCGGCATAGCGATCTACCAACCCTCAACCCAAATGACCAAGACCACATTGCGTGCCGTGGCATGAGCGATTACCAGGCATTTCTAGATCAAAAGCAGCACACCGGCGCTGATCATGGCTTCGAGCCAGTGTTCATGCCGCCGCAACTCTTCGACTTCCAGCAGGCCCTCGTGCAGTGGGCCGTGCGCAAGGGCCGTGCGGCGATCTTCGCTGATTGCGGATTGGGGAAGACCGCCATGCAGCTCACATGGGCTGAGAACGTGGCCCGTCACACCGGTCGCCCGGTGCTGATCCTGACCCCACTGGCGGTCGCTGCACAGACCATCCGCGAGGGTGAGAAGTTCGGCATCGAGTGCCACCGCTCCAGCGATGGCAGCGTCCCGGGGCGGATTGTGATCACGAACTATGACAGGCTTCACCTGTTTGATCCTGCTGATTTCGGTGCGGTTGTCTGCGACGAATCGAGCATCCTGAAATCGTTTAGCGGCTCCACCAGAAAGGCGATCACTCGCTTCATGGCCAAGATGCCGTATCGGTTGCTCTGCACCGCAACAGCCGCCCCGAACGACTACACCGAACTCGGCAACTCATCTGAAGCGCTGGGTGAACTGAGCTACAGCGACATGCTGCGCCGGTTCTTTGCACAGCTGGATGACAAGGGCCAGAAACGCGAAGAGCGCCTGCAAGAGTCAGCCGAAGCGATGATCAACGCCAACGCCAACTACTACAAAAAGCTGGCCTTCAGGGTGTCGCAGACTATCGGCCAGTGGCGCCTTAAGCATCACGCCCGCGAACATTTCTGGCGCTGGGTGGCCAGCTGGGCCAGGGCCTGCCGGATGCCGTCTGACTTGGGCTTTGCCAACGATGGCTTCATCCTGCCGCCGCTGGTCGAGCGCGATCACATCATTGCACCGGCCAGCCCGCCGGAGGGGATGCTTTTTTCGATGCCGGCCTTTGGCTTGGCGGAAGAACGCGAGGAACGGAAACGCACCATTCAAGAGCGATGCGAGTTTGCGGCACAACTGGTAGACCACGACCGCCCTGCCGTGATCTGGTGTCATACCAACGCCGAAGGCGACTTACTGGAGCAGCTCATCCCAGGCGCTGCGCAAGTTGCTGGCCGCACGCCAGACGACCGAAAAGTAGAGCTGTATGAGGCCTTCGGTGATGGTCGTCAGCGGGTGCTGGTGATTAAGCCGAAGATTGGCGCTTGGGGCCTGAACTGGCAGCACTGCGCCCATGTGGTGACATTTGCCAGCCATAGCTACGAGCAGCACTACCAATCGGTTCGCCGCTGCTGGCGGTTCGGCCAGCAGGGCACCGTTCACCTTGACGTGATCGCCACCGAAGGCGAGGCCAGGGTGCTGGCCAACATGCGCAGCAAGGCTGAGCGAGCGTCCGCCATGTTTGAGGAACTGGTGGCGCAGATGAACAATGCCACCACGATCAAGCGCACCAATCTCTACACCACTACACCGAGGCTTCCGCAATGGCTGTAAAAGATCAGCTCATCACAGACAACTACGCCATCTACAACGGCGACTGCATCGAGGTGATGCAAGGTTTGCCCGATGAGTCAGTGCATCTCACCGTCTACTCCCCGCCGTTTGCTGGGCTGTATCAGTACAGCAGCGATGATCGGGATATGTCCAACTGCCTGAACTACGATGAGTTTTTCACGCACTACGGCTATTGCCTGGATGAAATCCAAAGGGTGATGATGCCCGGCAGGATTTCGGCGGTGCATTGCATGGACATTCCGCTGAGCAACGCCGGCTGCGATGCGATGTTTGATCTGCCAGGTCGCATCATCCGCGAGCATGAGGCCCGAGGATTTGCTTATGGCGGTCGTCGGGTGATCTGGAAGGAGCCGCTGATGGTGCGCAATCGCACCATGATGAAGAGCCTCCATCACAAGACGCTCTGCGAAGACTCAACTCGCAACAGCATCGCTAACGCTGACTACCTGCTGATGTTCCGCCGCAAGGGCGAGAACCCGGTGCCCGTAACCCATGAGGTCGGACTGATGCACTACAGCGGTGAGCGCACGGTGCCGCATGACCTCATGGGCTTTCGCGGCATGAAGGGTGATCAGAAAAAAAATCAGTTCAGCCAGTGGATCTGGCGGCAGTATGCCTCCAGCGTTTGGGATGACGTGCGGATTGACAACGTGCTGCAGTTCCGCGGCGCCAAGGACGGCGAAGACGAGAAGCACGTTCACCCGCTGCAGCTGGATGTGATTGACCGAGCGGTCGTGATGTGGAGCAACCCTGACGAAACCGTGCTGACCCCATTCATGGGTGTCGGCAGCGAGGTCTATGGGGCAGTGCAGGCCGGCCGCCGTGGCATCGGCATCGAGCTGAAGCCCAGCTATTACCGGCAGGCGGTGCGCAACCTGGAGATGGCCGGGAGCGTTGAGGTCAATGCTGATCAAACGGAGCTGGATCTATGACCCTCCGCCCCTACCAGCAACAGCTGGTGACCGACATCCGCTTGCAGTACCAGCTGGGCAAGCGCAGCGTGCTGGCAGTGTTGCCCACTGGCGGTGGCAAGACCGTGTGCTTTGCGTACATCGCTGATGCTGCCAGTCGCAAAGGCAACCGCGTGCTGATCCTTGTGCATCGCGCGGAGCTGCTGGACCAGGCCAGCCGCAGCCTGCCGATGCACCATGGCATCATCGCCGCCAATCGCGCCATGGACCTGAGCCATGCGGTGCAGGTGGCCAGCGTGCAAACTGTGGCGCGGCGGCTGCACCGGCTGCCGCGGGACATGTTTCAGCTGATCGTGGTGGACGAGGCCCACCACACCACAGCTGGAACGTGGGCGGCAGTGGTGGAGCACTTCAACACCGCCAAGCTGCTTGGGGTGACGGCAACACCGATCCGCGGTGATGGCCGCGGCCTTGGCGAGCATTACCAGGCCATGGTCGAAGGCCCGAGCGCGCAGTGGTTGACCGACAACGGCTACCTGGCGGCTGCGCGGGTGCTGGCACCGCCGGGCTTCAGCGCTGCCGGGATGCGCAAACGGATGGGTGACTTTGACCAGCGGGATGCCGAGCAGCAGGTGCGCGCCATCCATGGCGACTGCGTGAGCCACTACCGGCAGCACCTGAGCGGTCAGACCGCCATCGCGTTCTGCTGCAGCGTTGCCCATGCCGAGGCGGTGGCGGCACTGTTCCTGCAGGCTGGCATTCCGGCCGCCAGCATCGACGGCAGCATGGATGCCGCCACGCGCCGCCAGCTGCTGAGCGACCTTGGCACCGGGCGGATCAAGGTGCTCACCAGCTGCGCGCTGATTGGCGAAGGCGTGGACGTGCCAAGCGTCGGCGGCTGCATCCTGCTGCGGCCTACGGCCAGCGTGGGGCTGCATCTGCAGATGATCGGCCGGTGCTTGCGGCCATCCGGCAGCAAGGTGGCTGTGGTGCTCGACCATGTAGGCAACTGCCTGCGGCTGGGCCACCACCTCGAACCGCGCGACTGGACGCTAGAGGGGCTCAAGAAGCAAGACCGCGAGAAGGCGCCATCGGTCAAGGTGTGCCCGAAGTGCTACGCCGCAATGGCCAGCCAGGCGCGGGTGTGCGGCGAGTGCGGGCATACGTTCGCCGCTGAGGTGCGCGAGCTGGAGCAGGTGGATGGTGAGCTGGT